ACCCCGGCGGCACCAGAGGCCCGTCTCAACCCCTTACGCCCAAGGGGGAGACGGGCCTCCGTCATGCGCGCCGCCGTCAGAGCCGCCACCCCGGTTGCACGCATCGTTACCATCAAAGCACGCCAACCAGTAACCACACCAGCAAAGGGGAGGACGCCGTGGCCACCGACGACACCCCCAAACGCGCCCCCGGCGACCGCGACCGCGACCGCCAAGCCCGCAACGGCAAAGGCCACTACCAAGGCGACATCTACGCCGACGAGAAAGCCGCCAACGCCGCCCGCTACCTCGCCGACCACCCCGGCATCAGGTACCAGGAACTCGCCGAAGCCACCGGCTACTCGAACCGCGGCGACGTCTGGCGCGCCGTACAGAAGGCGCGCAAGGCCGCACTCCAGCAGGCCGGCGCCGAGCTCATCGCCACCGAAGCCGCGCAGCTCGACGACCTGTTCGTGTCCGCCATGGAGATCCTGGAACGCGACCACGTCATGGTGTCCCACGGCCGCGTCGTCACCGACGACACCGGCCAGCCCATTCTCGACGACGGCCCCCGCCTCGCTGCGGTGCGCGAGATGCGGCAGATCCGCGAGTCCTACCGCAAGCTCTTTGGCCTCGACGCCCCCTCCCGCGTCAGCGTCGACGCCGAGAAGCTCGGCCGGGAGATCGGCAAGCTCCTCGACACGGCCATGGAGCCCGAGGACACCGGTGACGACCCCGACGCGTGACCAGGTCGAGGCGCAGATCCAGGAGTTGGTGCGGGCCGGCGACACGAAAGCCCTGAAGCTGATCCGTGACCAGGTGCAGCGGAAGGTCGACCGGCGGAACCTGAAGCAGCGCACACGCCTGTACCAGGACAACCCCGTCGGCTGGGTGTCGGAGCGGCTCGGGCAGACGGTGTGGTCGAAGCAACGCGAGATCATGCTCAGCGTCCGCGACAACCGGCGCACCGCCGTACGGTCCTGCCACGGCGTCGGCAAGTCCCACACCGCGTCTCTCGTCGCCTCCTGGTGGCTCGACACCCACCCCCCGGGTGAGGCGTTCGTCGTCACCAGCGCGCCCACCTTCGCCCAGGTCCGCGCCATCCTCTGGCGGTACATCCGCCGCGTCCACCGCCGCGGCGAGCTCGCCGGCCGCGTCAACCAGACCGAGTGGCACATGGAGGACGAGCTCGTCGCGTTCGGCCGGAAGCCCGCCGACCACGACGAGTCCGCGTTCCAGGGCATCCACGCCCGCTATGTCCTGGTCATCCTCGACGAGGCATGCGGCATCCCCGGACAGCTGTGGGTGGCGGCCGACGCGCTGACCACGAACACGGACTGCCGGATCCTCGCGATCGGCAACCCCGACAACCCGGCCTCCCACTTCCGGAAGGTCTGCCAGCCCGGGTCCAACTGGCACGTCATCGGCATCAGCGCCTTCGAGTCCCCGAACCTCACCGGCGAGCAGGTCCCCAACGACGTCGCGCAGGCCCTCGTCTCCCGCGGCTGGGTGGAGGAGAAGGCCACCGAGTGGGGCGAGGACAACCCGCTGTACAAGTCGAAGGTGCTCGGCGAGTTCAGCGAGGACGCCCCCAACAAGGTCGTCCGAGCCTCCGACATCGCCAAGTGCCGCATCGACCCCGAGGTGAAAGCCAGCGCCGCGGACCTCGAACCCGTCGAGCTCGGCGTGGACGTCGGCGGCGGCGGAGACGAGACCGTCATCCGCGAACGCCGCGGCCGGCGCGCCGGACGGGAGTGGCGGGCGCACACGGACCGGCCGGAGAAGATCGCCCCGCTCGTGCTGCAGGCCCTCAAGGAGTCCGGCGCGACCGCGGTGAAGGTCGACTCCATCGGTATCGGATTCGGCGTGATCGGCGAGCTTCGGAACCTCGCCTCGCAGGGCAAACACACGGCGCAGATCATCGGCATCAACGTCGGTGAGAAGTCGTCCCAGCCGGACAAGTTCAAGAACCTGCGGGCCGAGATCTGGTGGGAGATCGGCCGCGGCCTGTCCGAGCGAGAGGGCTGGGACCTGTCGGCGATGGACAACGCAGACACGACGGTCGCTCAGTTGCTGGAGCCGTTGTGGGAGGTCGATGCGCAGGGCCGCATCTTCGTCGAGCCGAAGGACGAGATCCGGAAGCGGCTCGGCCGCAGCCCGGACAACGCAGACGCGCTGCTGCTCGCGTTCTACAGCGGCGCACGCACACGAGTGAGGTGGCTGTGATGTTGAACAACGTGCCCATGCTGCGCGCAGGAGATGTGCTGATCGTCGCGTTCTCTGAGCATCAGCCAGACGACGTGTTGGAGCGGTTCACGGAGCAGGTACAGGAGTGCCTCCCCGGAGTTCGGGTGGCGGTCGTGGAAGGCGTCTCGGGGCTGGCTTCGTTCCGACCTGGCTGTGCAGAGTCCACAGAATCGAAGCAGGGGAGCGAGGGCCCGTGACCAGCACGAAGACCCGCGTCAAGGAGCGCATGCGCAGGTGGAAGCAGGCTGTGAATAGGAGTATGCCGATCCTGCTTGACATGACTGGGATCATTCTGTTGTCGAGTGCCGCCATGGTGTGGCACCTGATCGCTGGTCTCGTCGCGCTCGGCCTCGGGTGCTTCGTCCTCAACTGGCGGTGCTACGGCAGCGAGTGAACGAGAGGAGGGGTAGGTGGCCAGAACCCTCCTCGGCGCGCTCTCCAACGCCGCACGCACGGCCACCGCCAACACCCCCATCCCCTTCGCCAGTCGCGCGCAGAGCTACGGCATCTTCGGCAGCAGCCGCACCGCCGAAGGCCAGATGCGCGCCATGTCCGCCGTGGGCACGCTCTTCGCGATCGTCGACCGCACCAGCAACGCCACCGCGCTGGTCGACTGGAAGCTGTACCGCCAGTCGAAGAGCGGTCGGGACGAGGACCGCGTCGAGGTCACCTCGCACGCCGCCCTCGACCTGTGGAACAAGCCCAACGGCTTCATGCCCAGGCAAGAGTTCGTCGAGAGCTCCACGCAGCACTACGACCTCACCGGCGAATCCTGGTGGGTCATCGCCCGCCACCCCGGCGTGAACATCCCGCTGGAGATGTGGCCCGTCCGCCCCGACCGCATCACCCCCCAGCCCGACCCCGAGAAGTTCCTCAAGGGCTACGTGTACACGTCGCCCGACGGGGAGCAGATACCGCTGGAGCTCGACGAGGTCATCCAGCTGCGCCGGCCGAACCCCCTCGACCCGTACCGCGGGCTGTCGCCGGTGCTGTCGATCCTCCCGGACCTGGACACGTCGCGGTATGCGGCGGAGTGGTCGCGGGCGTTCTTCGTCAACAGCGCGCAGCCGGGCGGCATCATCGAGGTCCCCAGCGCCCTGAGCGACCAGCAGTTCGACGAGCTGCGCGAGCGCTGGAACGAGCAGCACCGCGGTGTGGGCAACGCGCACCGTGTGGCGATCCTGGAGCACGGCAAGTGGATCGACCGCACCATCAGCCAGCGCGACATGCAGTTCGTGGAGCTGCGCGGCGCCACCGCCGACCGCGTCCGTGAGGCGTACGGCATCAGCAAGACGGCCATCGGCGACTTCGAAGACATCAACCGCGCCAGCGCGTTGGCGGCGAAGAGCTGGTTCGCCGAGCAGCAGACCGTGCCCCGCCTCGAACGCATCAAGGCCGCCCTCAACTTCGAGCTCCTGCCGATGTTCGGCGCGACCGCGCAGGGCCTGGAGTTCGACTACTGCGACCCCGTCCCGCCCGACCCGGAGACGGAGGCCGCGACGCTGACCGCTCGCGCGGAGGCCGCCGCAGCGCTGCGTACGGCGGGCTGGGAGCCGGCCGGGATCCTCTCCGCCGTCGGTCTACCCGACATCCCGTATGCGGGTGCACCTACCGCTCCGACGGTCGAGCCCTCCGCGTGGGCGGACACGGTGGCCGGCCTGCTGGGCGAGGACATCGAGGCGGCGCAGCGGTGGCAGGCGGTCGCGGTCATCGACGACAACACCTGCCAGCCGTGCCGCGACAACGACGGGCAGCTGTACCGCAACCGGGCCGCCGCATACCGGGACTACCCGGGCGGCTCCGGCTACGTGAAGTGCACCGGCGCCGAGTTCGGCAACGAGTGCCGCTGCAAGGTCGTCAAGCGCGGCCGGAAGGGAGAAGGGTCCTGATGCCGTTCATCGACCTGCCGGACCGGATCCCCGGAATCCGCGCGCAAGCCCGCGAGTCCCGGCCCTGGTACCGGATCACCAACCAGGCCGCCGACGAGGCGGAGGTCTTCCTCTACGACGAGGTCGGGAGTTGGTACGGCGCTACTGCCGACGACTTCATTGCCGAGCTCGGCGGCGTCACCGCGTCGAAGATCCTGCTCCGAGTTAACAGCCCTGGTGGCAGCGTCACAGAGGGAATTGCGATAGCCAACGCGCTGCGCTCCCACCCTGCAAGCGTCACGGTCCAGGTCGACGGGATCGCGGCGAGCATCGCCTCGGTCATCGCGATGGCGGGCGACCGGGTCGTGATGATGCCGAACTCGCTCTTGATGGTGCACGAGGCCAGCGGCCTGTGTGCCGGGGCAGCAGCGGACATGATCAAGATGGCTGAGGTCCTCGACAAGATCTCCGACAACATCGCCGGGGCCTACG